CCTGGCTTGAGTTGAAACCAGGCGAGATGAAGCTTGTGTTGGCGTTACCGATAACCGTTCCACGAGACTCGGCAGAGGTTGCCTTGTCTGAGAAGTTGACCGAGTTCTTGTCAAAGATGTTTGTTCCGTCCCAACCACCAAACAACGTTGTTGTGAACTTGGTGAATTCAGAGAAGCGGTTGAACTCAGCAGCCGTTGTTCCCTTGTGATACAAGGTTGCAAAGGTAACACGATCACCAACTCCGTCATTCACAAGGTAGTTCGTTGAGTCAGGAATACCGTCACGGATGTAAGCAGCTTCACGCATGTGAACTGTCACAGAGCTTGTAACTTGGCTCAAAGAAGCGTTGCCAAGGGCCACTCTTGCAAGTGTGAACTTGTTGGCACTCTGAGTGTCACAAGCGGAACCCGTAAGAATCAAGTCGAGCTTAGCAAGACCGAGCATCTTGTTGTTGTTCTCGATGAATGTGTTTGGCTTGGTGCTTACGTTAGGGTTCAAGACGTTTTCTGTGCGTTCAAACTTCACGCCCCAGTAGTAACGACCATCTGTGATTTCCGTGCTGCCTGGAGCACCCACAAGACCGCCACCAGCAGTTGAAATCTCACCACGAGTGATCTTGAATCGGAAAGGAACAGGTGGGACAAGGCCAGCAACCATACGAGGGTCTGTGATGTCGTCTGCGTAGAATCTGCGCAGATCGTCAAATCCAGCAGAACCCGTTGCATCGACAAGACGTGGGTTGGTGTTGATGGTTGGCTGACCACGGAAACCGAATGGCAAAGCATTCTGTGGAACCGTACCGTTTGCCTTGGCAATCTCTGTGTTCATGACAACACGAATGAGCTTGCTTCTGTTAGGATACAAGCCCTCTGTTACCACACGACGATCCTGTGGATCTTCCACATCGAAGTTGAAGTATGCTCTCTTGTCACCAATGACCTTAGCAACATAGTTGTCACTCATTGGGTCAAGTGAGAGATTGACGTACTGTTCAAGGATTCTTGGCTCTACGTCTGTGTCATTGAAATCACGAACTGTGATTGTGAACAAACCGTATTCGTTACGAGGGTTTGCTGACTTTTGTAGGTTTGAGATAGAAACCTTGAACTTGTTGTTGGCGTAAGCTCCATCATCAAGAGACTCGATCTTGAACAAGTCATACTCAGTTGTACCGTAAGGCTGAGAAATGAACCATGTTGTGGTTGGAGTTGTGTATCGAGCGTTATAGCATCGGAAAGATTCAAAGAAGCTACTGCCTGTCACACCAGCATTAGCTGATTCGTTGCTTGAACCCGAAGCAAAGAGAATAGCGCCTACGTTAGATGCTGACACGTATGCAACACCTGAGTCAACAGGGAAGTCTGCGTAGAGGTAGTGGCCAAACTCCTTGAATCGAGTTGGGTCTGTGTTCAGAACCTTACCAATGTAAAGTTCATGAGAAGGGTCAAGAGCAACCAAGTGTTGTTCAGAGATTGCGTCTGCGTTGACTGAACCACTGTTGAAGACAGTGATGTAGAACAACGGAACAGACTGGCTTGCTGGAGCCAGAGGAGTGATTGAAGAAGAAATACCGAACAGATATGGCGTTGTAACGCTTGAAACGGCTGAGACACCTACGGCTGTTCCATGAGTTGGGAAGATCACCGAACGCAAGAGGTAAACTTCATCAACAGCACCACTTGTGAAGTAGGTTGCTGAGTTGTTCGTGAACATTGGGTAACCGAAGGCTTCGTTGGCTGTGACCTTGTGTCTAGCAAACAGGTACTTTGGGTTACCAGGCGTTACGAAACTTCCAGAGTTGGCATCACTGCCATCAAGAACGAAACCAGCGCTTCTGACTCTTCCAGTTAGACGAGTTTCCTCAATGTCTTCTGATGTCGAGTTTGCACCAGCACCAAGAACACGAGAGAACGTCAACGCTCCCTGGTTCTCAAGGAAAGCCTCAACGGCATAAGTTGCAGGAAGGTTTGGGTGAAGGTTTCCATACTTTGTACGGAAATCCTCAAAGGAGCCAATGGTTCTAGGGATGAACGCTGGTCCTCTTTGAGTAGCACCGATGACACCGGCTGGAATGCCAGTAGGTTCTACTGTTGGAGTGGTTAGGTCAATCTCGCGATCAAAAACACCGGGGAAAATGAACAATTCTGAAGCCATGTGTGGGTCCTTATGGGCTTGTGGTCAATTCTACAAGTGAAGATAAATAGCCCAAGCCTTTGGCTAAACCAACGCTCTTTTAGGTTTATTTGCCCAAGAGGAATTGCTCTAATGCTTCAGGGGACTTAGCCTTGTACACAGATTCACCCTTTTTCTCATTTCTGTCAATCAGAGAAACGTATCGATTGTCATGACTTCCTTGTTTGATGACACGAAGTTTCCCAGTCTCAGTCTCATTTTGTGCGTTTGACCCATCTGATGAAACAGAGTTTAAGTCGGTTAGATTGAAAGGACTGCTAGGCGTAGTTCCATCATCCATGACTTGCTCTTGTGGAGACAAAGCCTTTTGAAGGCTAGTGACGGTCTGAACTTCTTTGAAGTCACCAGAGTTGGCTACATCAAATCGAATTGAAGGGCTTGAAATCCATCTGTTAATAGGAACTCTGTCAGTGGCAGCATTGCCTGCAATGATGTATCCCTTGATCTTCATGGTGATGGTGTAACGACTGACCTTTTCACCATCCTTGAAGTCGTCGAAGTTGTCATTGCTCTGATAGTTGTCCTCAACGTAAGCCATGAACCAGTAGCCCTTGTCAGACTGAAGCTTGAACGACCTTGACTGTGGCAGATAGGAACTAACCAACTGTTCAATCAATGAGTTCATCTGTAACGTGTACTGAGTCCAGAACACTATCTCATAGGTGCTTGTGTAGAATTGAGGCTGTGGAATCTGGAAAATCTCCCAGACGTTGTTGTTTCCTTTGGTGGCTACCTTCTGATCCATAAGACCACCATCACGAACACCTGGTTCACCAGATGGGTTAACAACATTGTCACGACGAAGAGGAATGACGCTACCATTGAGATTGCTCAAGCTGAGTGTGTTGTTGGTGTTCTGGTAATCTCTGTCGAACTCTCGTGAGAGTCTTCTCTTGATCGTCAAGGTTCCAGTGGTCTGGTTGATTCCTCTGCCCGAGATGTCATCGTCTGTCTGTGACAGTCCTGTTCTTCTAATCGAAATAGCAGGTAGAATGAGCGTTCTGTTTTTGTCTCTGGGTGGGTGCAATTTCTTTGCCAAAGCCCAACGTTCACCTGTTGCGAAGATGATGGTTGGTCGTATGATCGCAGGTATTCCCTGATCTGGGCTAACTGCATCTGTACGATGAGATCTTACATGGAATCCAATGTCTTGAGCAAACAGCTTTTTCAGAGCAGCATCGGCATCGGCAATACCACAAGCAGGGATGTAGAACTCACTCTCTGGTACAGGTTCTCCCTCATACCCAGCATTCATTCTCTCTTCTGGGTTGGCAAGATCCTGATCTCGTATGGTTTGACGAGTGACGTTTTGCTGATCTACCGACCAAGGCAGCTGACTGTTGTTATTTGACACATCTCTAACTAGAGAATTCCCTAACTGTAGTGCTTCTCATATGCGTCATCATTGAAGCCATAATCCAACAAGACAGCTCTGCCATCCTTGGTCTTGCCCCAATGCCCAACAGTTGACACGTCCTTGGGAAGAAGCCTTACGCCCTTCATGACAGCAAGCAGAGACATCATCAGTGGACTGTCAAGAAGTCGATATCTAGCTTCCATTCTGTCCTTCTTCTTCAGGTTGATTGCAGACTTGTCACGCTCAAACTCCTGTTTGGCTGCCATAGCCTCTTGTTTGGCATCATCAAGCGTGATGTCAATGCTATATCTGTTCTTGGCCAAACTCATCACAACATTGCCAAACGTCTGGAAGTCGAAACCTGTCACAGCTTGAAACTCATTGGTGAACTTGAACTCATCAACTCTCTCAGCGAAAATCCACCAGAACTTTGGATGATACGCATAAACCCTGGTCAAGACATCTCCGCCAAATCTTGAAAAAGCCATCTGTTCCGTTTGGTTCTGCGTCTCTCCTTTGGAACCGCCATCTTCTAGGTTGGCAAGCTTCAACACAAGCCTGTCACTTACCTTGAACACGGTTCTTGAGCTTCCTGGCTTGAATGCATCAAGACCACATTCATCCCTGACGTATTTCCATGCCTCTTCAAGAGTTGGCTTTTTAAGCAACACAGAAAGGTTGAATCCTGAAGCGTATTCCGCCAGAATCAACCCTTCATGAACAAGAATGCGTTCTTTCAGTAGCATGGTGATAGCATCATACCATTGAAGCAGTAGCTGTAAGGCCGCCAGCAATCTTAGCAACTTCCGTGCCAATCTCAATAGCCTTGACTGTTGAAGCAGCTCCTTCGGCAGCACCGATCATAGAGAATCCAGCTTCAAGAGCACCATGGACACCATGGAACAAGAAGTACACAAGAACAACCTTGTAGATTCTCATCTCAACCTTGCCACGTACTTCTGAGCCTTGGTAATCTTCAAAAGTCATCTCAGGTTCATTGCCCTTGGCGAAGACCTTGTGCTTGCTCTTGTAGTAGAGATAGGAGAGCTTGTCAGGAACCATGTAGTCGATCGCGGTTTCTTCGACATGATGCATGACATGATAGGCGTGTTCAAGGGCGCTAGAAGTCTTTTCTAGGCCAAGATACTTGGCAAGCTTGTGTAGCCCCTTGAGCAGCAAAGGAATGCCACCAAGGGCTCCCAGGGCCAGTCCAGCAAGCCCAATGATACCAGCTTCATCTAGTCTCTGAGCCTCAATCAACGTGATGTTGCTTCTGACCTTCTTGGAGATCTTGCTTTCGTTGAGATGTCTGTTTTTTCTACGCTCCATGACCTTGGCTTCGAACAAGGTCTGACCAAGGATTCCTTCGATGCCACCCATATACGCTTCTTGAGCATT